AGTGTACCGGCGCAGACGCGGCGCGTAGTTCTCCATCTTGAAGTCCGCAAAATAGATACCGATGTGCGGAAAGACCCGAACTTCGTTCAGCCAGCTTTCCCCAATGCTTGTTACGGCAGCGAGCCGGGCACCGGGGGCTTGTTCCCCGGTTAGGATGGCGTACAGCGCGGCTTTCACTGCAAGATAATTCACCGGGGAACTCGGCAGACTCAACGATTGCTCCAGCAGAACAAGATTAGACCGCTTGCAGTAGCCGTTTCACGTAGGCCGCATTGGCCGCGTCTTGCCGTTCGGCGTCGATGAAGAGGTACGGGCGAGCCGGGACACCGCGCCGCGTTCCCTCGTTTTGGGCCGCTGCATACGCGACGTTTGTCCCAACGGTGACCGAGTTGCCGCTTACCGTAAAGACGTTGTTGGCCCCGGATAGCGACAGCGATTGAATCAAGGTCCCGGTATCCCACAGAAGTTGATGCGGACGTTTGGGCGGACGCTTGAACGGTGCCCATCCCGGACCGCTTTGTTCGATAGCTTCCTGCGCCTTGGCCAACAACACCAACCCCGCAGCTTTCAACGCGCCTTCGCGGTTGTTGAGGATGCCCTGAACTTTGGCTTTCAGTTGGGCGGCGTTAAGCTGTATCACTATATCCCGGTCCGATACACGAACAGCTCTTTGAAGGCAAAGTTATTGTCTGCGCCCTCCACTTGGTATTCGACCGGCTTGCCGTTGACGTCGTTCTCGCCTTCGTCTTGGATTAAGTCGCCAATCAGGACATTTGCCGCTACCGTCGTCGCGCCGTAGTAGTGACCGCTACTCACAATCCCGGCCTGTTCGGATTGGATATATTCAATGCGGGGGCGCAGGTTGATAGGGACACCCGTTGCAACGCTGGTATAGGGACCCGGCACCACGTTAAAGCCCTGCGTTGTCGTGGTCCGACGAAGGACCGAAAAATGGTGCGATGCCCCGGGGAACTGAATGGCGGCCATCAGTATCGCAGGCTCCCATTATTATCCATAAAGGTCGCCATGCGTGGGAGAACCGGCGACTTGTAGTGCTGCACGGTCGCTTCAATCTCGGTTTCAAACGTGGCGATTTGGGGACCAAACTGCCCACGGTCATTCGCTTGGGTGCGGTATCCGTTAACTTGAACGCTCGTCATACCGCCGGTCGTAACCGATGAATAGGGAGCCAACGCCGTCGCGTTAAGGATGGTAATCGCGGCCAGCTTCATACAGGCGTCTTTGAGATTGGCAGGCGTGTACGCATACGCATAGTCGGCGGTAATACTATGCCCGACCTGGCTTGTCGGGAAAGTAATGCTCGCGTAACCGCCGGTATTCGCCTGGTTCAAGGTATAGATAAGATTATCGGATTGGATTTCCCAAATGCCGGTATTGACGGCGTTGTTAAGCGTATACACGGTGTTCGTTTGCGGCACACCGTCAATGGAGATAACGGGGCCGTAGGTGGGCGCGACAAGCTGGGTCGGAACCGTTCCAATCGTCTGCTTGACGACGGTGGGATTGCTAAAGGTGTACGTGAGATGGTCGGCCGTGGTGAGGGTTTCACCGTAGGTGTTGCGCGTCCACCCAACCACGTAATCAAGCTGGACGTTCATACTGCTTTTCCAGAAGTTGAACGCATACGGTGCGAGCGACATCGTGTAGGCGTAGGGCGGGAAGGCGATGGTGCCGATGTCACGGTTGATGATGAAGTCGGACTCCTTAGCACTTCGCGTCAAACTTAACGGGTAGTTGTAGTAGATGTCCACCGAATGGATCCCGAGGATTGGAAAGTACGGCATGACGTAGCGCGTCTTTCCATTGCCATCGACGGGCAGCTTGATCCGCGTCGGGGTGAGGGGGCGACTGCACCGCGATTGCAAGGTCTCCTGAGCGATACTGATGGAGTTCGCTAGCAAGGTATCGTCGATGCTGAAGTTTGGGTCGCCCAATAGCGCAGACAACAACGCATTAACGTCTGCGGATGTGCAGAGCGCCATTGTTGGAAAAGAAGTCAATGCTATCGGGGTACTCATCTAGGCCTTGGGTGCCTGCGCGGGAATCTCCGCAATGGTAATAGCTATTCTCTGGGTCCCGAGATAAGTATCGATGACGACCGGCTGACCGCCCGTGAATGAAACCAAGGCCGAAACAACCTGGACGAGAATCGGGCCGACCTTGCCGAGATTAAGACCCGTTCCCTTTAAGACGTTGAGAATGGTCTGGATGAAACTGAGAATGGCAAAGAAGTTCATGGCGTGGGTCCTCTCTCGGTAGGGGCGAGTAACATCTCGGCTACTCGCCCCTTGCTTCTTGCGGTTGTGCTTACTGCGTCAGGAAGTTCGTCGGGAGACCGACATTGCTGGCCATGATGTGGGCCTTGGTGTCGCGAACCGCGAGCGTACAATACTCCTTAACGCGCAGCGGGACTTGGTCTTGGGCGACCGGCTTGGCCAGGTCGTTGTCAACACAGAGTTTCAACTGCTCGGCAATCAACAGGTCCTTGGGATTGAGCGAAAGACAATACACGTTGTCTTGGGCATACGTGAACGCACCCGTTGGCGTTACGCCCGGCGTTGCCGCGAACGTAATGGAACCGTCTTGGTTGAACACGTAGTCCGTGCCCGCCGTCTTGGTGACGCCGGAGATTTGCACAATCGGAGCCGTCCATACCGTACCGGCATAGTCGCCACCGGCAGAACGCTGGACGTTCGCAGCAACCGTGGTCCCATCAAGCGTAAACTTGAAGTTTTTAGGACCCGAACCCGACGCCATGTTCTGGGCCGCGATGTTTACGAACTTCTGTGCGTAGAAGTCCATCAGAACCGGAACGCCGTTGATGGCGACATTTCCCTGTACGAGCGGGAAGCCAACCTGCGCCTGATCCGCAACGCCCATAAAGCGGACGTTGTTGTACGATGCTTCGGCAAGCACGGCATAGACACTCGGGGTAACCACGAAACAGCCGGGGCTGTAGCCCTGGCTACGAAGCGCGATATCCATCTGCGAAAACATCGAACGACCAGCGGTAGCGTTACTGCCGATGATGTTGGCGTTCACGCCTGCGGCCAGCGCCGCGTTCAAGCCGATATTCGAGGCGTTGTTGGGGTCGCCGTTATAAATGGCCGAGCCTTCTTTACGCATGACCTGTTCGGTCGCTTGACCGACGCGCATCGAAACGACATCAATCAACTCTTGGGCAGCGAGAATCGCTGGGTTGGTGATGTAGGCGGCCTGGTAGAAGTAGCTCATCGAGCTATTGGCCTGCGCGAAGGCCGCATCGGTGGTATTGATGGTACCGCCGTCGGTTGCCGTTTGAGCGGTACCGAAGTCGGTGACGATATCCCACGTGTACGTCCGGCCAACCCACGGAACCCGTGTAATCGCGTTTCGTAGTGATGGAATCGTGCGGACTTGCTCGGAGATTAGCTTGGAGAGGAACACCGGGTCGAGAACATTGTTGCCGTTGGTGGTGGACGTATCCAGCGCCTTTTGCAAGACGTTCGACATATTGATATCCAAGGTGAGGAGAACCATTCCGCGACTGCCCTTGGACGTGCAAGCAGTGCGGCCTTAATATGTTTGAAGGTCTAGCTTAGAACCGGATACACTTACGCAACATCAACGCAAACGCGTCCTCGTTGTCAGTGTCGGCCGTCTTTTCAATGACGCCATTGGCCCCTTTGAGGTCGGGCCGCGCTTTGAGGAGTTCCTTAACCGTGGATTGAGCCACGTCACGGATCTCTTTCTTAAGCTCATCGAGCAGCGAGCTAACCTGCTCTTTTGAAAGCGGGTCTGCATCGACGGCTTCGTCGGACTTCCCGGCAATCACACCGCCGGTCATATCGCCCGCACTACCGTTGGCATCGCCGTCGTCGTCACCGTCGCCATCCTTGGCTTCGTCTGCGACGTTGAGTACCGATTCGGCACTGTCACCGAGCAGGGCGCGAACCTTCGACTTCACGGCATCATCGCCGGAGTCGTGAATATCTTTAAGAGCGCCTTGGGTGGCAGCACTGAGCTTTGCCCCGCTCTTTTCGAGTTCTTCGTTGGTCATGGAGTTGGTATCTCCTGATTTGTTGGTTGAATGAAACTCCTTACAGCGGGGATGGGAATCACCAAGGATACTGCAGGCGCGCTTTAAAATAGCGTCCTGCTTGTCGGCGGGTGCGTGACCGATAAGGTGTAGTGCGGACTCGGCATCGTGCGTATTACCGGGTCGAATCGGGAACTTGCCCTCACCGTTCTCGGTATAGGTCGCGTATTTGTCGCGGTCTTGGGCCGAGATATCGCTTTTTACAAGCTCGCCACGTGCAATCGCATCTTGAAGAAGTTGATCCTCGGTATCGGCCGCATCGACGGCAACCAATGCTTTGGCAATGGCGGTTCCGAAGGTCGCTCGGTTTGCCGGGTTCTTCGTTAGCATAATATGGTCGAGCGCAACCGCTTCGATGATACGCTTACAACCTTTTTGGACCGAATCACGGGCGGCGGTGATACTGCCGCCAACGCTAAAGCCGACTTTGCGGCCACGTTTGATAGAACGCCACGCCTTGAGGGCATCAACGTCATCCTCGTAAACCTCGGCCTTGATAACGAACTTGTCACCATCTATAGTGGCTTCAACAATCTCGCCAATCTCGTCTTTAAGCTCGTTCGTGTGGGAGGTCGTTAAGGGCAGGCCAACGGCGGTCTTGAGCATCTCGGCAAGCGCGTTTCCGCTCATTCGCTCATGTTGGGCATCCAGGTCGGTCGTTGAAGCGACGCCTTCAAGATAACGCTTCCCATCGGCCTCGCCCGCCTTGGCGATAATGTCAAACGAAATGCTAGGAATCATGCGGCCTCTTCGGAGCTGGGTTCGTTATCTTGCATGGTCGTAAGTTCGGTGACGTTCGGGACGCAAATACAACGGCAGTTTGGATGGGAAGGCGGTGAACTATCACCGCTTGGGAAGTCGTCTCCCAATCCAACCACCTCGTCTTCGTTGAGCGCGCATTGACCGCAGGCCGACCCTTCGGTCATCCAGCGCCACGTCTGTGCCCCCGCTTCTTGAAGCGTGGCTAACATGGCATTGCTCGCGGCACGGGTTCCTTCGGTTCGCGCGACCATCGTCGCCCACGTCTGATTATCAAGTGTGCGGATACCGCCGTCTTCGAGATAATACGTGATGGAGTTTCCGAAGCTCGAACGGATACCCGAGATAACGTCTTTAAGCGTATGTTCGTCGGACTTCGCATCGGCAATGGCCTGATAGACGGCATCGGCTTGGTCGGCGGTGAGGGTTGAAAAGACGTTATCGGCTTGCTCGTTGAGATAGCGCAATACTTTTTCGTTCGCTTGTTCGTAGGTCGTGGCAATTCCGAACGAGCGCGTCTGCGTGGTGATGATATCTTTTGCCAGGGGCAGTAACGCGTTGACGAGGGCGGCATTGCTGCGGCCGAAGCTCTGGAATACAAGCGCCGTTATAAAGTCGCGTAGCGCGGCATCGGTTTCTGGAAGGTCCTTAAACCCTCGGAGAAACTTTGACCGCGCCTTCTTGAGAATATCAAGCAAGACGGCTTCAATCTGTGGGTCGTATCCCTCTAGGATACGCTGCGTCTCTGCGGCGTTTGTGGTCGGCGGGGCCACCTTCTCCAGCAGGTCGAGGATCTCAAGGTAGAGGGTACGGGGACTCGTCACAGGGCTTTACGCAACTTTTTAAGGGTCGCCGTCGCTTCACGAATGACGAGCTGCTTTTGGGTTTCATCGTCGTCTTCTTGGTTTGCTTCGGTATTTGCTTGATTTGGTAGTGGCGCGGCCGGGGCTTGGCCAAGTTGGGAGACGACTTGGACGCCCTTGGCATTAACGTAGGCTTCATCGCCGCCCTCGACGGGGTCCGTACCGCGAAGTTTGCGAACTTCGTTGATGGTTAAGCTGCCGTTATTGAGGCCCAGATTCCAAATGGTTTCCTGTTGCTCGTTATCTTCGAGGTCGGCCATCTTGAGCTTCAGCATGATATTGGCCGCGCCAAGCTGCTCGAACGGCTCGATGATATACCGATTCACGTCGCGTTGGATCTGCATCGCCTGCGACCAGCACGTGTTATGAACGAAGTTCCGATATTGTTGGACCGAACCCGCGCCGTTTAAGCCGCTGCCTTCATTGGTGCCGAGCAGACTCAACGGAACACCGAAGGTATGGGCAATGGTGTCTCGATACCACTCGCGCAGCTTGAGGTAATCGCCCTCGTTGGTGGTATCGAGGTGTTCTATTTTCGTGGCCAGCGGGGTAATGATGGACTTGCCGGCGTTTTGTGGACCGGCGTAGTTTTCCATGAACTGTTCGTGGAACCGCTCAACATCAGCATCGCTTGTATTCTCGGGAAGACTTACGATGGTTTGGCAGTTGATGTAGTTCATCAGCTTGGATTGCTGATGCTGACTAATAAGTGTGTCGTTGGTGATAACGCTGGAGATTGGCTCAAGCGGGGAATCCCCGTAGAACTTGTCCATACTGCCGGGATAGAGCAGCACCAAGACTTCCTCGGGCTTGAAGGTGATTATCCGCGCGTCATCGGTGGTTTGTTTGAATCCCAGAACGTTGCCGAACTTGTCACCCAGGACTTCAATCTGTTGCGCGGGGAGGACTTGCATCCCGGTCGGGATGCCGTTCACAACAGCGGCTTGAACGAGGTCCTCAAGTTCTTGGGTGAAGTCTTGAGCCACAACGGCGGTGCCGGTTCCCAGCGACTTCTGGATGATAGTCCGCGCTTGGGTCGCATCGAGCCCCTGGCGTTGAACTTCAAGGTAACACACCCCAAAGACGAGCTGCTGAACCGCAATGGAGCAGACGAGTTCCTCGAAGCTATCCGATGGATTGGGGGCGTTGAGGAAGTCCTCAAGCTCGGGAATCTCAAGCACGGTGGCGGCCTCGTCTTTGGCGACGAGGTCGTAGCCCTTGGAGATAGCGCGCCCGATGGTTTGGATGCAGCGATACGCCCACGGGTTGTTCCGGTAGGCTTGCCACAGGGATTGGTTGATCCGGTTGCGGGTGCGCTCTTTAGAGCCGAGCGAGGGATTCCCACGCGTTGAGTAGGACCGCTTGGGCGCCGGGACGCTTGTCTGCGCTTTGGTGAACCACGATAAGGGGTTAATGGCGGTTGGTCTGCTCCCGCAAGAGGTAGAAGTCTCGCTCTATGAACGAAGTACCGGGCAGATGAACCACAGGTGATGGTCCGCTTTGGGACGGGGTTCGGATTATCACGAAAAAAGAACCAACGAGGCCAGGCATCAGAAGTATCTGCAAGAACCGCGTATCGGGTTACATACCGTATCGGGTTAGGCCGCGTCGAGATAGACGGGTTTTCCATCCTTGGTGTGGGTAAATATCGGCCGTGGATCTGCCGCCATGACCGCTCGCTTCTTCGGCATCATCGCCGTACTCAAGATAACGGAACTGCCGCGTTGCTGTAGCGAGGTCGC